GCTTTCGGTTGCGCCACCTCCAAGAATAGGTGTTGCTACAGGCGCACTAATAGGGGCTGGAACACCCATATTAAGATATGCAGCTGGCGCTGTTCCGTCAGTACTGCCACACAATGTAGAGTTGGTTTTCTTTGGTACTCCATCTCCAGTGTAGAAGATATTCATATACTCAGATCCAGGCACAGGACTTTTGGCTACATCAACGTCTGTATTCCATGCAATCCAACGTCCATCGTTTGCGGTATCGCGCCCTTTGTAAATAGTCGTGGTGTTTTCTGAAACGAAAACAGGAACATCAAGGGACCCTGGTTTATTCCAAGCACGCAAGTCTCCTGCATATAGCTTGGTGTTTAGGGCTTTCTGCGCCTCATTGTCGTTTAACAAGTGAGGTGCAACGCGGGGCACATACCCGCCCATTGCCATTAGTTTCAGACCTGCCATTAAATCCTCTTAAGATAAAAATAGGGCACGTTCATCATTGCGACGATTGACTAACCCTTTTAATACTTTGCCGCCACCTATTGTGTACTTCAGAAACTCTTCCGCAGCACCTTCCATATCTCCACGCAAAACCTTTTGACGGAGGGTTGAGCGCTGTAATGTTCCAAGACCAACATTGAAGCTAAAGCTAACAAGAGCATCGAACTGACCTTGAGTGAGCTTAACGGGACAGTAGCGTTCAACGCCTCGCTCAAAGCGATTAAGGTCATCTCTAAGAATGCCATCTACTTCCTCCATTGAAAAGGTTCTATTGTCACGCTCTTCTAAAGGAACAGAATCCCTATCGTCCACTTTTAACGCACCTTGCCTTGGGTATAGTACATGCCCAACACCGATCGTCCACAATTTAGCTGGACAGCGATATGGACGTTGACGCACCCCTTCATGGTGCTTAATCATTTTTATTGCTTTATCGCTTACGTTCATTTCTTGAATGCTTGAGTTCCAAACCAGAAAGCAATAATCGAAGCTAGAATCTGCATTTCATCTGCATCAAATACCAAAGGTATTGCCTCTGTAAATTGCATTCCAGTCGACCACGCCCACCAGATGGATGCTATATCAACAATAATAAGAAGCAAGACAAACAGATATGTCACTACAGGTCTCACAGAAGCACGTAGATTGATGATCCATTGGGATGCGCCTTTGCCGATTTCAATGTCATGCTGATACATTGCTGATCTTTCTTGAGCTTGCGTTTGCATCTCAATTTGATCGGTTCTAATTTCTTCCACCCTAGCCTGTGCTGCAAAACCAGCTTCCATCATTTTGAGCTCACGCTCCATCTGCAGTCTTGCCATATCCATTTCATGGGATTTATCCGACCTGTCTTGGAAGAAGTCCAATAGTTTAGGTAGACCGCCCATTAAGAATGAGAGTGCTGTAGAAATAATAGTAAACATTGATGTCCTTTATTTAATGCCCCAAGTCAGGTACCATGAAATCCATCCCATGACTATCCAGCAACAAATCATTGTGATCCTTCCTTTGGTAACGTCCTGTCGAAACAGTTTTTCGTTTTCCATTTCTTGCTTAATGATTTTTTGCTTGATTGCCTGTACGTCTTGCCATGCCTTTGGGCCGTGATGCTTGATAATGTCAGCCTTCAGATCGTTCTCTACCTTCTGCATTTTTGCTAGCAGTTGATATTCGTTGTAGGCTTTGAGAACAGCCAGGTCTGGTTGAACCTGCTGTTCTTTGCGTCTCTGTGCAGCCCGTTCTTGGGCTATTGAGGTCGCTTCGTTGTCGATGTCTCTTACGAGACTGGTTACATTACGGCTAGCACCAATTGCTTCTTTGATGCTGCCTACCGCTGCATTAGCTCCAGACGCGATTTCGTTCATTTACCACGGGCATCTCCTTTGCGAGGTTTGATTGCCGTGGGTTTTTTGATCGCACTCTTTTCTTTGCGAGGACGACCACGCTTCGGTTGAACTGCAGGCACTTGACCAACAGGGAACGGCCATTCACGCAAGCGTTCTGGCAATGGCTCTGCTGGGAACAACTTGCTCTTGATCTTCTCTTTGAGCATGTTGTAAATATCAAAAATAAAATACATGTTTATACCTTTACTTGTTTACCGCGGAAGTAAGCCTTCTCATTTACTACGAAACAAAACTCAGGATGAAGAAGGATGCCATCCTCAATTGTTAAAACTGCAAACCCAGAGCAATGATTCATTGGGTTGTCTTCTCCGTAGTGCATATGATCGCCATGTGTTTCAGCTAGGGTGCCACAGTCTATGCCCCAACGAGCACCGCCGTAATCATTAATGATTGTGGCTTGCAAGCGATGCAAATGACCTGTACACATGGATACACCGCTATATAAGGTGTTGTTCCATGTTGCATGCGTACCGTTACGGAAGCGATGCTTGATCATTAAGCTTTGGTTTACAAACAGGCTGATGCTAATCTGCCATCCTGGAAAGTGATCTCCGAGGGTGAAGCCTTGCACTCCAGCAAACTCAGGAACCATATTCGCAAGCTTAGTATCAAAACGCATGTCATGATTACCAAGACACCACCAGGTCTTTGCGTTTGCGGCTGCCTGCTTAATCTCAAACAAGCGATCGGAAACGGCCTCCAGTTCTTCTTTTACTGAAGGTGGCCTGGACCAGTCTGACTTAGGGAATCTACTAATAGATGCTCCATCAAACAAGTCTCCGTTCATAACTATCAAGTCTGGCTTGATGTCTTTAATGACTTGAACGAATGCTTTATGCGCTGTGCTAATAACTCCAGGCCAATAATGAGCGTCAGATCCAACAACAATCACGCCACTATCCATTTCACAATCTACTCTGGGTGAATGCTCTCTTCTTACGAAGGTGGGTGATCTAGGATCGTCTACGCCTAGATGGATGTTATAGCGCTCTTCAATGCGCTGTCGTCGTCTGTGCAGACCTCGTAAACCAAGGTCTAGCTCTTTTGCAACTGCTGCTGCGTTGCGATGTTTATTCCATGTTTCTATAAATAATTCGTCACTTACTTTGGGTGCTGGCATATCGTGCTATCGGTTGTTGTAAAACGGTAGTGTGAATGATCATGCCCTTTGGAATCGTGAGTGTTTGCGCATGATTATCCAAAGAGAAAGTCTGACAAACTTTCACTTGTGTCTTGGTTTCTTTGAGAAGCCATCCAACTGTCCAACAGTTGAGCAACTCTTCCTTGTCGTCAATATCGTTGCTGTCTTGCCAGCCAAACTCATGTTCAGCATCAAGCCATTCAATCAATACGAGAGCTGGTGTTTTTACCGAGGGAGTATTGGGAGCCACGTTAGTAGTTTTACGATTAGCCCGCCCGCTGCTGCTGACACTCCGCTTATGAACATTAGTGTTTTCCATCCGCCTTTTGCCTCTGACAATGTGTGTTGAATACTAGAAAGTTGAGCCATAACCGTCCTGAGGTCATGCTGCAATTGATCTACTCGATCGTTTAACGCATCGATCTGCGCATCATGTTTTCCTAAGTCACGTTGAATCTCTTCACTCATTTAATTACCAAATATATTTGTTAATGTTGCATAACAGCATTGTTAATGTTAGCTATTTAATTACAATAGGTGTTTACCCTATGTTTTAATAATAAATTTAATACCAAGATATGGTGGCAAATTAGCGTTTGTGCCAGATTGTCCAGCATTGGCAATCGTTGTACTAACAGTAATGCCAGTTGTGCTAGTGCCAGTTGTGTTTCCAGAGTTAATTGCCCCGTGGATTTGAGATCCTAAAGTTCCATTGTATGGAATTAAATTAGTTGTGTGATTGTGACCAGGATCAGATACAGATGATGTGGCAGTGTGGGTATGGTCTACTACAACTGCGTCTGCAGAACCACCTGTTGCACCTAGGGTTGCTCCGTATGGCACACGATTTGTGTAGTTTGGTACATTAAACGTAGTTGAATTATCGCCAGCACCAAAGGTAGTCCCAACTATTGCAAACAATGCTGCATAAGTTGTACGAGAAACTGCCGCTCCATCACAAAGCAAGAATCCATTGGGAGCAGTATTAGTTGACCACATTACTAGACCGCCAGTAGGCACTCCGTTTGCTAATACAAAAGCCGTAGTAGCTAGCTGAGTTGTATTGGTTCCAGCAGCTGCAGTAGGAGCAACAGGAGTTCCAGTCATAACAGGAGAGGCTAAGGTAGCTACTCCAGTAAAGTTATTTGTGCCGCTAAATGTATTGTTTCCACTGTGGGTGTTATTACCGCTTAGCGTGTTGTTACCACTCATCGTCTGGTTCGATGCCAGCTGAGCAAAAGTATCTAAAGCAGCAGCAACGGGGCGTAGCTCCACACGGTCTCCAGCTGTATATGATCTAGCAAGAGTACCATCTTGTCCGCGCACAGCGGTAAATGTGTCAGTTGCCCTGGCAGTTACTTTGATAATCTCTAGATTGTTACTTGAGTCTACAAGAGTAGCAAAGAACACATCTCCTGCGCTTAGCGTTGGAAACAAAGCCCCCTGTCCAGCAGTAACTACGATCGATGTAACAGAGTTATTAATCGATGTTGCTAGCGTTGCAGAAGCATTATTAGTAAACTTGGTTGCCATTATTTATCCGATGGTAAAGAAATGTCTAAAGAAATTAATTGTTCTACAGTAGTAACCGCAGATATGTCTGCCTCCAACTCGGCAGCCTTTTCTACTACGCTTGCACGATAAGCAGCTACAGAAGTAGGGATGTCTACATTGCGTTCAGCTTTGCGAATTACCATCCAATCAGTCTGAGCAAGGATAGAACCAGCGGCAGCTTTTACTTGAGAGATCAAGTGAGACTTCAATCCTTTGGTTACTAGTCTTTCTGTGGAGTCAACCATCACAGGATTGCCGTCAGCATCGGTAGACAGAACCTTGACAAACATTGGATTACCATCTTCATCTACTTCTTCTTTATCCTCTAATGCCTTGGGGTTGTTGATGTCACCATCCCAGTAATAACGGTCATCTGCCCGTACAGGGTCAGCTTCCCATGTCATACCGATATCAGACTTATCTTCTTCCGATGCTAAACGAATCCAGTTAGCTGGGTATTGGATGTCGTTATGTGTAAAAGGTGTATCCAGTTGGATAGTTTTAGTTCCGAGTTTAAACGGCATAATATTTCCTATCGTGCGTTAGCGTATTTGAATGGGTTTTCGGCAAATGCCATGTAAATGTAAGTTCCACCATTTGCGTTTACCGCATTATTGCTTCCTCTAATCTTAAAACCATTTGCGGTGAAATCAATTAAATCATTTGGTGAACTAGCTGTATATTCAGCATCACTTGTTTGAGCTGCCAAATATTTATTAACCACATTTTCTGGATTTCTAGCTTTGTCCCATATTTGCCACCAATTTGCTGAATCAGTCCTTTTAATCATTACATAGGCTGGTCTAAATCCTGTATATATAAACGGACCATTCGTAGAACCATTACCTGTGTATTTACCAAATGCAGAGTATCCAGCGACTTCTGCAAAGCAGTAAGCTACCATTGAATCAACATTGTTATACCCACCGACTGTAAATACGCTAGATGTTGGTGCAGTACTGTTAAAGGCATTGTTATCGCTAGATTGTGCAATTGCTAAATTCAAATAAACTACATAAGCCGCACTAGGCAAAGACGCATGATAAGTTATATGGTTGTAAGCGCCAGCATTTGTTCGGTGAATCCAAACAATCATTTTTGGTGCAACGCCAAGTCCATGTCCAATGGTTGCAGTAGAGCCAGTTCCAGTCCAAGTAACAATACTAAATCCAGCGGTTGTATTAGCACTTACTGTAGATGTAATAGTACCTGCTGTGTTGGTTACGGCAGTAGCGTTTGATGCTCTCCATTGCCATGCTACATAGGTTGTGCCGTTAGTGTTGTCATTTCCACCTGACCCTGTGCCAAGTGCAAACCCATTTGAGTTAAAAGCAGTTAAAGATTGTGCAATTGTTCCTTCAGCAATTACGCTATCTGTTAATAAATATTTGGTTGCTCCTCTAACTGAATCGTAAACTTCTGTATCACCAGAAGTACTTCTTGATTTAATCCACACTAAATCAGGTTGCATAGAACCACTGTTTGTAATGTTTCGTGCTACACCTGTACCTGTATAAAGCGTTGCATCAAAATATTCATTAGCTGTTGTAGATGCAGTAGCACCAATCGTAGGAGTAGGTAAGTTAAATGTGTTTAGTGCTACAAAGCCTGTTGGTGGGGTGTAGGCGAATGGGCGTTGACCGAAGTTAGTAAACCATCCATAGTTATCGCCTGTGTTTCCATACATAGAAACTTGTGGAACGATTGGTGAAGTTGGCAAAGTTGTAAATACATTACCTGTACCGCTTGCTGGCACACCGCTATTCATCCATGTGCCGTTTTTACCAACCCATAATTTTCCAGCATCAACATCAAAGGCAATCATAATGACATCGCCACTAGTAGCTGAAGATACTGTACCAGTTGAGTTATCGCCTTGCAAATTACCATTAGCTTGATAACTACGAGTAGTTGAACCACCATAAGCATCACTTAAAGTAGATGTTGTAGTAGTCATTACTCCAATCATATTGTTGCCAACAGAACCAGTAGAGCCAGTAAATGTTCCTTCAAAATACCATTTTCCACTAGAAACACCTAAAGTTGCACGACAAGTAGACCAAGGAGAACCAGTATGACCAACACCAGTTCTTCTAAGATTACCTTCTGTTGGTGGGTTATCATAAGTATCAACAGGACTTAACACACAGTAAT